GTGCCTCTTTAATTATGAGGTTCCAACCATCAGCAATGCGAGTAAAGTTCTCGTATGCATCACCGTAATCCTTGGCCCTCTGACCATTAATAGTTTTCTTAGCCTCGTCTAAAACCTTATCTCTCTTCATACCGTTATCCTCTAAACAAGTTGCTTTTCCATTGACATACCTTGTCAATGTGTGTGTGGCGTGTAGTAGGACGTACCATTCCCACCTTCTCAACCCACCCTAACTTTCGCAGAGATGCCATCATAGCCCCCCAAACATTATGATGGTGAGGATCTTTCATCCCTTGCGACCTACAAAACGCACAAATCTTTCCGCCCTCAACAAACTCGTGCTCGGACAAATACTTGGCTGCGTTGTCGTAGTATTCCTGTTTCCATTCGTCGTTCGCATGGACGTAGGCTCGTTCGATTTCAGCTTCGATAAAATCAAAGCGCTCTTGCTCAATTGTCATATCGTATACCTGTATCTATAGTCACTTTGTAAGACCCACAGGTTGTGTCGTGCTCGCGTGACGCCAACGTAAAACACCCTGTGCTCATCGTCTTGGTGCTCGCTCTGGGTCGCTGCTTTCGTAGAGGCAGTGTACACCACAACGTTATCGTCCTCTCCCCCCTTCATAGCATGGAAGGTGGACAATTTTATACGAGGCTCGGACATCAAATCGTCACCTCTTCTCTCCATCGCGTCGATGTAATCACGGTCCTCTGGGGACACACGCATAACATCATACGCACTCGTCTCTGCGCCAACCACCAACCCGTATTGAAGCTGCAAAATCTCCATGTCTAACGTCGCGTCGGACGGTAACAGATCCAGCATCTGCCTACTGTTGCGCTTCACAACCTTGTTTTTCCCCTGCTTTGGAACGGCCTCGTATAGATCCTTGATCCTTTGTACGCCCACTTCCCTGTCGGCACACAGATCGTCCCATGTTTGCAGGTTAGCTACCAGTTCAAGAGATATGCTTGGCCTTCCTTTCACAGAATACTTGAAACCCGAGCGCCGTATATACTTAGCCATGTCACGCACCATGGAGTTCGTTCTTGCCATGAGCGTCCACGAACCCTCGTGCAACGGAATGTCCTGCATGTGGTGAACATACTCAACCGTCCCTTCTTCGTCTCGGGGCTTAAACATCTTGAGGTGACGGTCCTCGATCCTGTGTGCAATGGTTCTCGCCACTCGCCACACCGACTTTGGAATGCGGTAGCTTTGCTGCAAGACCGTGATGTTCTCGGAGCTATTGTTAAACAGCTTAACATCTACGCCCGTCCACCTGTGAATGGCTTGGTCATCATCCCCTGCGATGTAAACTTTGTCCGAGCGTTCCGATATCTTAGCTGCCATGTGCCACTGCAATGGCGTGAAATCTTGGGCCTCATCAATGAACAGGTAGTCTAGGTGGGGCGGCTCTCCGACCTCGATGTACTTCTCGATCATGTCTACAAAGTCAAACTTCTCCGTGGCAATCTTGTACTCAACCATCTGTTGGTTCAGTTGCTCTAACTTTGGAAAGTACAAGTCCCTGTTCGCAGCCTCGTTAAACTCCACGTCCAGACTAACCATGCGCAGCCGCGCTCGATTAACCATCTGAAGATAGTCTGCTCCCTCTCCAGCTTTAAAGTTAGGCATCAGTATACCCTCGTCCAAACTGGCATCCACTTTTCCATCGAAGTCTAAACCGAGTTGCTGCCCGATGTTGTCGTAGTCTTCCTTGTTCATAACGTCTTGAGCTTGCAAACCCAGACCGTGATACCCAAACGAATGGCTCGTCCGCATGTTTGGAAAATGTTTCGGCTCCAATCTAAACTCCGCGCAGGCGCGTGTCACCATCTCCTCGATAGCCTTGCGGGTAAAAGATATCACCCCAATCCGTGAAGGGTGCACCCCATCTTCCAACGCTCGTTTAATCTGCTGGATCAGGAAGTATGTCTTGCCTGTGCCGGGGGGACCAAGGATCAACTCCGCTTTAGGTATCATAGTCTTTTCCCCGTGGCCTGCTGTTGACCCAATCCTCAATCTCCGCCAACACCCAGCGCGATGCCGAGCGTCGGTTGTCATCGGACCCAAGGACAATGGGCTTTGGAAAGTCTTCTGTCATTTGCGCCAGCTTGTAGACGTAGGACCGCGATACTCCCAGTAGATCGGCAACCTCTCCTACCCGAAGCAGTCTGTTAGAATGGGATGTCATTGTTAATCTCCTGTACGGGCAACTCTACCTCGTCATCTTCAAACGCAGGAACCCACCAGCATCGAACCGTGGTTCTCTTCCCGCTCTTTCTTGTAATGTGTTGGGATCCATTATCCCCACCCAAGTCTCGTATCATCTGAATGATTTGCGCTCGGGTCTGAGCCACAAACCTGCGATGGTGCAGATACTCCAGCAAACCTTCCAGCTTAAACTTGGTCACCCCGTCATCAGTCCACGGCTTACCCATGTCGATCTCCTCTGGTGCCATCGCCCGAATGTGGCTTGTGCAATACGAAAACAAATGCTCTTTGAACTGACCAGCTATTGTCTCTTCATACGGCACGTCGATGTATGTCGCTTGGCTCATCGCACCATTGACCAGCTTCCGCCACTTGTCAGGCTTGGTGGTGGGGGGCATAAAGTTGCATTGCTCCATGCAAGCACGTTGCCAGAGCGTCTGGTTCTGTAGCTGTTCCGTGCTTAACTGAATGCGAAACCCATTCACGTCCATGAAGTATAGCCTCGGTTCCGACAGCATAATTGTCAAGCCGCCTACCTGTGGAGCATCGGGCGCATCGTCGCTGATCCCATGCTTTGCCAACACGCAGAGAGATGGATCACAGTACGACTTGAACGGTTCATCCTTACAAGTATATCCCCAATCTTTTTTCTCGTGTTGCTTGATCACCGTCATAACTTCTGTCGATGGCAGCGGTGGAGAAAACAACGTCCGGTTATATTCCTCCAATGAATTTTGCCACGCGTCTGGAAACTTTTTCTTGCAGTACACTCCGATAAAAAACAGCAGCTTGTTGCGCGGCTCACTCTGTGGTCCGTCCGAGAAAATGTTTCGGATGCATGGTGGTCCGTCCGAGAAATGTTTACGCACCTGTGTGGTGGATCTTATAGCCTCCAGATCAGACAACTCGACACGGTTCTTGTCGATGGCTGCAAGGAACTCATCTAGTTCCATGGCCTCGCCACTCTTGTCATAGCAAAAACGCTGGGGCATTTCGGCGTTGAAGTAGGGCATGTTGATAAAGTTACCCACGTCACCTCTCTCAACGATGATCGTGTCTTGCTTTGGGAATATCTCCACACCACTGTGACCCAACATGATCGCCATCTCGGTCAGGTATTCTCGGACCACCGCCGCTTGCTCCCACTCTTTCAGGAACAAATAGAGGTGTGCCCCACCAGACTTAGACCGACACTGCAATAAAGGCAGACCCAGCTTCTGGATCTTGTCTTGCAACTCTTTCTGGTTCAGATCGTAGACATCGACATCGATGGCACCGAACTTACATTGGTTTTCCTCGTTGATTGGTATGGCACCCACACCATGCTTACCGTCGATATGAGACTGCACTAGCTTCTCGGTCAACGGCTCGCGTATAATTTTACTTTGACTTTCTGCCTTGCCCTTTCGACTTGTCCGTCCGACAGTCGTAGTGCCATGAGCATTCTTAGCCCCGACAAACGCGGCAAGCAGCTTCTTTGATTTTGACATTTACTGCTCCCAAGTGAAGGGGGGAGGCGGATACCCGTCCGCCCCCCGAGGCTGCTAGAAGGGGATTTCATCATCCTTCAATGGAGGAGTGGGAGTGGAAGCCCCTTCCTCCGGTGCAGCTTTCACTTCACCCGCAGCGATACTATCGCGGAAGGCTTTGGCTTCGAGCAAAAGTTCGCGGTCTTGGACCAGACCAACCTTGTCTACTTTGTAGTTGAACCATGAACCTCGGTCATTGCTGTCTTGAACCGTGGTCAGTTTCCACTGAGTTGCGAACAGCGGAGGCAAGATCATCTGCCCAGTCTTCGGGTGCTTGATCTTTTGCATGGCAATCTTGGTCTTCCATTGACGGCTGACCTTTAGCTGGGTTGACTTCATGTCAACGACAACAGGTTGTGTGATGCCATCCTCGCCCACAATTAAACAGAAGTGCTGATCTGATTTGACCAACTCGTTTCCGTTAGGCAAGATTTCTTTGGACCCATCACGCTTGGTTTGTTGCAGCACAGGATCACTGATGGATATCTCACCTTGGTATCCGCCGCCTTGTTCTCTCGGAACGAACTCCAGATACTTTGTGGTCTGATAACAAGGCAGGATGTTGACACCCTCTTCCCCAACAAAGAGTTCCATAGTGACGTTGTTAAACATGTCACCCTCTTCAGACCCCTCGATGTACTCAGCTTCACGCTTCTTGAGTTGCGGGGACATGGCCTGCAAGATACGAACAAACGGTATCTGCATCTCGCTGCTGTCGAAGGTCGCGCCCTCGCCAGCAAATCCCATGATATCATCCATGACATCTGTGCTTAACTCTGCATTTTTCTTTTTAGCTACGGCACCCATATTACTTCCTCCGGATCTGTGCAGTATTTGCAATGAACGCCCCGAACAGGTCGAGGTCGATTGGTTTACCATCCGTCACGCGCTCTTTAATAAACGCTTTAAGTGTGGATGGGTGGACGTGGGTCTTGGTCTTCGGGTCGAAGCCTCGCTCTTGTAACAGGCCCACTACATCCCCCGCTACGTTGTCTTCACCCTTGCCAAACGACACCGTGATATCGTTCTTTATTATATCGTCCAGCCCGTTGTCGCGCAGCCACTCGAACGCAGCATCTTTATTCGCAACGGGTATTGAAGCAGACACAATCATCTTACGCTCGACGACTGAACCATCGACATCAAGACGCTCGACCCCCATCTCGTCCATCAAAGACGGGATGTTCTCCACCGAGAGTTTGTGTTTCTCCTGCTTTAAACTTTTAATATATTCTTCCGCTTCATTAATCTTTGCTTCAACTTCGCGGAGTGATCGAACCAGTTGACTAAGTTGTTTTCCGGTTCCAGTATCGACAGAGGACAGGGCCTCGTCTTCGTCATACAAGTCTTCAAATATGTCACTCATAAGTTTTTCCTCTTCAGGGTTGATTTATCCGGTAGCCTCGTGCTATCCGTACCGTAGACAATAGTGGAGGTATATGATGGTTGTCAACTACAAATATAAACTGCCACCTTTTAATCATCAGGCCGAGGCGCTTGACACAGGGTGGGATCGCATCGAGTTCGGCTTGTTCATGGAGATGGGAACAGGCAAGTCAAAAGTTTTGATCGACAACATGGGTATGCTGTACCTGTCTGGCCTGATCGACTTCGCCTTGGTCATCGCACCAAAGGGTGTGTACCGCAACTGGGTTGCCAAAGAAATACCCGAGCACATGTCCGATGATGTACCGCACCGTGTCATACGGTGGGTCGCAACTCCAAACAAAAAACAACAGGCCGAGATGCGCTCAATCAAAGACAAGTTCGACGGCCTGACAATCTTTGTTATGAACGTCGAGGCTTTCTCCTCGGTCAAAGGTAAATCGGCTGGGGAATGGATGGGTCGTGCGCTAGGCTCTAATGGTCTGATTGCTATTGATGAGTCAACCACGATCAAGAATCATAAGGCCAAGCGCACCAAGAACCTGACGAAAATTGCCGACAACTTCAAGTACAAAAGACTGTTGACAGGCTCTCCCATAACAAAAAGTCCCATGGATATTTATTCGCAGTGCGAGTTCCTACGATCTGGGTTGTTGGGGTTCGAAAGTTACTACGCATTCCAAGGTCGGTACGCAGTAATGCAACGCCGCACCATGGGATCCCACTCGTTCCAGCAGTTGCTGGGCTTCAAGAACCTAGACGAACTGACCAATAGCATCGACACGTTTTCGTTTCGGGTGCTCAAAAAAGACTGCCTCGATCTGCCCGAGAAAATATACACCGCTCGCTACGTCACGCTGACCGACGAACAGATCAAGATGTACAACCAGATCAAGCAGCAGGCACTGATCCTACTCGACAATGGTGATCTAGTCTCGGCCCCCGCTGTA